GCTATATTTGGAGCTATTGTTGGCGGTGTATTAATAGGTTCAATGATGAATCGTCATCAACCAATTCAACCTGATTTTTATCAAGAATATTATCCTCAACCTGTTTGTCGACAGTTTATTACTACAAGATGGGATAATTTTAATCAACAATGGCGTCAATTTATTATGACTAGATGCTACTAATGAAAACATTTACACAGCACTTAGATCTTAATGAGAAAATCTCACTTGAGTATCATGATACACTCAATACTAAAATTTGGGATAATTTTAAACTTAAATCAGAAGTAAGAAAAAAATTACTTAAAATTGGAACAACATGGCAAGAATTTGCTAAAATACCAGACAATTTTGTTAATGATATTACTCTAACAGGTGGTAATGCAAATTATAATTACACTGATAAATCTGATTTAGATGTTCATATTCTTATAGATAGAAATAAACTAGGACCAAATAGAGTATTTGTAGATGAATATTTACAGGATAAAAAAATTCTCTGGTCATTAACGCATAATATTACAATTTACGGATATCCAATAGAGCTTTATGCACAAGATATAAACACCGAGCTTGTTGCCGGAGGGGTATATTCGCTGTTACATAACAAGTGGCTAAAAATGCCTCAGCATGGTAATTACGATTTTTCTACTGATAGTAATTTAGAAAATAAAGCTCTCTATTATATGGATCTTATTGATAAGATGATAGAGAGTAAAATGGATGTTAAATCTTTTCAACAACTTAGAGCTAAAATATCTGAAATGAGATCTTCTGGCCTTCAAAAAGGCGGAGAGTATTCATTTGAAAATCTTCTCTTTAAAGAATTGAGAAATCAAGGATATCTAGATAAGATGAATCAATATGAAAGAACTATAAAAGATAAAGAATTATCTTTGTAGATAGTTGCTATTTGCAATAATAGCATTATATATATTTATGTAGATGCCTTATGGATCTACATTTTTTAAATCAACCTTGCTTAATAGGAGGTCTATATGACTAAGTTAGAATTTGCTAAACTATTTGACATGCCTTCAATGTTCTTCGTTGGATACGAGCCAATGATGAAAAAATTTGAAGAAGCTCACGAAACACTCTCTAAAGTAATCCCTAATTATCCTCCATACAATATCGTTAAAGTAGACGATAATAAGTATGTAATTGAATTAGCTGTTGCCGGTTTCGGTAAACAAAATCTCGACATTGAAATTAATGATGGTACACTTGTTATTACAGGCAGCTCACATCTTGCTAATATGCAAGATGAAGATAATACCAATACATATCTCTATAAGGGAATTGCTGATCGTAACTTTACTCGTAAATTCTCAATCGCAGACACAGTAGAAATTAAGAATGCTGAATTAATTAACGGCATGCTTAAAATCTGGCTTGAAAATATTATTCCTGATTCTAAAAAACCTAAGAAAGTTGATATTACAGATTCTGCATCTACTGAGACAAAGATAACCGAAAATAAAGGAAAGTAATATGTTAAAATTTTCAAAAAACTTTTCTAGATGGTTTAGACGTTGTGCTAAAATTAGGAATACAATTAATGAATTAAGCGTTCTTAATGATAGAGAACTATCTGATATTGGTATTTCTCGTAGTGATATTATGAGAGTAGCGCGCACTCATGCAAGAGGTACATTATGATGCCAGGTTGGCCAGATATTAGAGATAAGTGACCAGTAACCTTATACTGTGATGGGCTTATTTTAATTAATAATGATTTTAAATAATTTGCAAGGGAGAGAGATCTCCCTTGCTTTATTTTAAGATATCATATATTATAAAGTATAGGATTTATTATGAGCAGTTTTTATACTAATATTAATTTAGAATTTAACGAGATACTTTTGCGTGGATATGAAAACGGTCAACGTATTCAGCAAAAGATTCCGTATAAACCATATTTGTTTGTACCATCACAGACTGGTAATAGTGATTATCATACACTTGGCGGAGCCCGTGTTGATAAAATTGATTTTGAATCAGTATCTGCCGCTAGAAATTTTGCTAAGAAATACGAAAACGTTGAAGGTTATACTATTTACGGTCTTCAAAAATATGCTTACAACTTTATTAACGATTATTATCCGGGTATAATTAAATACGATTCATCATTAATTTCTGTAGTAGCTATCGATATTGAGGTTGCAGCTGATGAAGGGTTTCCTAATATTGATAGTGCAGATAAAGCTATTACTGCTATTACAATGCGTAAAGGTGATATGACGCTTGTATTTGGTTGCGGAGAATATACATCGAGTGATAAGAATATAAAATATATTAAATGCGAAGATGAAGCTTATCTTATTATGAAGTTTCTTGATGCTTGGCGCAGCAAGCAATTCTCTCCAGATATTGTAACTGGATGGAATATTGAAACGTTTGATATTCCTTATATGTATAATCGCTTCTGTAAAATAGTAGGTGAAGAATTTGCTAAAAATCTTTCTCCTTGGCAAGATGTTAAACTTCGTACTTATGAAAAAGCCGGTCGTACTTTTAAAACGTATACCCTTAAGGGTATTTCGTGTTTAGATTATTTAGAGATGTACCGTAGATTCATGCCAATGCAGGAATCATATAAGCTTGATTCTATTGCATTTATTGAGTTAGGTGAAAAAAAATTAGATTATTCTGAGTATGACTCTTTAATTGATCTCTATCGTAAAGATTATCAAAAGTTTATTGATTATAATATTCATGACGTTAATCTAGTTTATCGTCTAGATGAGAAGTTAAAACTTATTGATCAAGTTCAAGCTCTTGCTTATGACGGTAAGGTAAATTATAACGATACATTCTCATCTGTTCATATGTGGGATATTATTATTCATAATTATCTACTTAGTAAAAAGATAGTTATTCCTCCTATGAAAAATCAAACTAAAGATCGTCAGATTGCTGGTGCTTATGTTAAAGAGCCTCAAGTAGGAATGCATAAGTGGGTTGTTTCATTTGACTTAAATAGTCTATACCCTCATCTTATCATGCAATATAATATCTCACCTGAGACGTTTATTGGTAAAATTGGTAAATTTCTTTCTATTGATGATATTATTGGTGGCGCTTTAAACGAAAATTCTATTAGGACAGAATTAAACGAACGTAATGCTACTATTGCAGCTTCTGGATGCATGTTTCAAAAAGATATGAAAGGTTTCTTGCCTCAATTAATGTCAGACATGTATAATGATCGTGTTGTATATAAAAATAAGATGATTGAAGTTAAAAAACGTTACGAGAAAAATAAAGATCCTGCTGATGAAAAATTATCAATTCAACTTGATAACATGCAGCTAGCTAAAAAAATTCAACTTAACTCAGCTTACGGTGCATTATCAAATGCATATTTTCGCTGGTATGATAACCAACTTGCTGAATCTATTACTCTATCTGGCCAACTTTCTATTCGTTGGATGGAGGATAATATTAATAAGTACTTGAATAAATTATTAAATACTAAAGGTAAAGATTATGTCCTGGCATGCGATACGGATTCTATGTATATTACGCTTGACGACTTGGTCAATTATTCTTATAACGGAAAATATCCTTCTGACGAAGAGATTGTCAAGTTCTTGGATAAAGTATGCGAAGATAAGCTTGAACCTTATATTAATCGATGCTATGGAGCTCTTGCTCAATATGTTAATGCCTTTGAACAAAAAATGAAAATGAAGCGAGAAAATATCGCTAATAAAGGCATTTGGGTTGCTAAAAAACGATATATTCTTAATGTTTGGAATAGTGAAGGTGTACAATATAAAGAACCTAAACTTAAAATGATGGGCATTGAAGCTGTTAGGTCTTCTACTCCTCAATCTGTGCGAGATAGTATTAAAAAAGCTCTAAGTATTATTATGAATAAAACTGAAGACGATCTTGTTAATTTTGTAAACGATACAAGAGAGAAGTTTAAACAGCTTCCTTTTGAAGACGTTGCTTTTCCTCGTGGATGTCAGGGCCTTTACGAGTATGCAGATTCATCATCAATTTATAAAAAAGGTACTCCTATTCATGTAAGAGGAGCTTTACTTTATAATAAAATGATTAAAGACTTTAAAATTGATAAGCGATATCAACCTATTATGCAAGGTGAAAAAATTAAATTTTGTTATATGAAACTGCCTAACCCTATAAGAGAAAACGTATTTGCTGCTCCTGGTACTTTACCTCGCCAATTAGGATTAGATAGTTATATTGACTATGATACACAATTTGATAAAGCATTTTTAGATCCAATTAAAAATATTATTAGATCTATTGGATGGGAACTTGAAAAGAAAGCTACACTTAATTCATTTTTTAGTTGATTTTTTACTAAAAAATGAATAATATAAAATTATATAGATTAATTAAAAGGTAAATTTATGTCTCTCATTCAACGTCTCATGAAGAATTCTACAATTAA